GCGCTTGAGAATTTTGTTGTGCTTATCGACGTACGCTTTGAACAACTCTTTGTCATCAACGCCTGCCATGATCAATACTGACAGAAAGTAGTTCAGCGAGTCGACAAACTCTTCAAGAAACTCTTCCCTGTCAAATTCATCAGACAGGTCTGTCCTGTGCGTCTTCCAATTTTTCAGATGTTGCAGTGCTTCAAATAGCTCTTCAACCCCGCGCAGCGTCATTTCCCTGAGGATCTGTTGACTCTCCTTTTCAGAAATTTCAACAGGGCATGCCGGATAACTTCCTGGAACCTTCTTGTTGAGTGACTCCATGAATTGCATTCGCATCCCAAACATCCATGCTAGTCTATCCGCAACTTCCATACCATCCTACCCTATCACTTCAACGCATTCAGAAATTCTGCTTACGCTATAGATGTCATTATTCTCCCAATGATGCAGCACAGCTTTACCGAACATAAAAGCCATGCCGCCAGTACAGACAGAACCCAAAAAAACCCCCACATCTCCTGGGTTGAGAATTGCGGGGATTAATTCGAGCTGGTCTGCATCAGTGTCGAAGAACATCGTAAACGGTTCACGACAAATTACAAGATCCCCCGGGCTGAACATTAAGCCTGTGCCTGGATTGTCTCTGCATCCTGAAGGAGCTTGTTGATAGATGCTTCGATGTGCTCAGTGAAATCCGGGTGAGGATACAAAACATCATTCTCAACGGTAAGTGTAAGAGTACGAAGCTGATCTGTCACATCGGTTCCAGTAAGAATCGCTAGTTGAACAAGTCGGGCAATCTCTGCAATCGCAGGATCTCCAAGAGTAATCTTCTGCATGTTATCTCCTTTCAATGATTATACACGTTCGAAGTTGCTGATAAACCAGCTATGATAGTCATTTAGCGCATGATCTTCGGGTTCGACATCATGCGCTTTTCCTTTCACAAAAATCATCCACGCATCGTTTGCGTACTTTCCGCAACCATGAAGGTCGCTGGCGCTTTCCCAATTTCCTGACAGATATTGTGACGCAAACTTCTTAAGTGACTTTGCTCGCCTGTTATAGAATCCCAGCGGTCGCATAACATTTACAAGCGAATCATGATTTGCGCTCAAGATGCTTTCCGCCGTTGGCCACCTTGCAAAAAATTCATCAACGACCTTGTCAAGCTGCTTTCTGCTCGTTTGATTCAGAAGAATACAACACGTGAGAATTTTGTACTCGTCCCCTGGATAGTGCTCTTGAATGAGATCATGAGGGGAACAAGGAGCTAGATAAGTACCCAACTTGCCACCGCAGGTAAGAACAGCCCTGTCGCGTTGAACGTGATGTGTGCAACGATTCCTGGCTTGACTGACCCGCTAACATAACGAAGATGGCTCAAATATACAGAAAATGGCAAAAGAAAAATTGCTGTCTCAAATGAATGAAGCAATGCGAAGAGAACGGCGATGAGCCATGCGACTCTTCCTTCATTCATGTATTTTTTTGCAAAATTCCAGATCAGCCCTCTAAACATCAATTCTTCGCCGAGAGGAACGATGAAGATTATGACAAAGAAAAATGTTACAACATCGAAGTCCGGAGAATTTTCAACAAACTCAGCAACAGCTGGATTGATGTCTGGAATCCCGATTGTCACGCGCTGTAGGAGAGTTAATGTGATATTCGCAAATATGCTCGTCAGAAAAATCCTGAATTTGCTAATTTCCCGAGCCATCTTTCATGCTCAGCTTTTCAACAAGCGCAGTCAGCTTTTCCCTCTCTTCTCTGAGGAACTGGACCTCAACCCTGAGTGCAGCTGTTTCTTCAGCAAGAACACGAAGCTTCTCCATCAGCTCGTCCCTTTCGTTTCTTGAAGCTTCGAGCTTTGCCTCAAGGACAGCAACTCGCTCTCTCAAGTCATCACGGTAAATGTGCTGCTGAGCGCGATCTTTCTCTTCAGATTCAGCCTTGATCTCAAGCTTCTTCTGGTAAAACTGCCATGCAGATGCACCACCCAGCGTACCAACGACGGCAACGAGAAGCGTCACAATATCATTCTGTTCCACTTTATACTCCTCTCTTTGTTGACATCATGTGCCTTTCCCTGTCATCCCTAACCCAAAGAAACATTGCAATGACTGCCTGTAGCACAAGCGTTGAGTGCTCTGAATAATTCCAATGCCCGTGATTTACTTCAATCACGTTTGATGCAACGAAAAATGCAACTGCGCCTAGGAGCCCCGCAAGCCTGATATGTATGTTTGAGACCAAGAGTCCTATAAGCAGCGTTACCCCTGACAGCACGCCGACGACGGGCCATACAGGGGGAGAGCAACACAGAATGTGATAGTTTAATGGGTTGACCAGAACTAAAACTGCTGCAAAGATAAACTCGGCTAACTCACTATCAGAATAGACAAGAATATGCTTCAGGTTTCGTGTAATATTCAAGTGCGGGCCCTCAACAGTGTATAAGTATCAGGCCCTCGAGACTATCCACATTTTCCGTAACCGCAACTCAAGCATGTTACGCATCCTTCCTGATACGTCAGCGACTCTTCGCTACAAGAAGGACACTGCTTTCCTCCGCCTGGCTCAGCGCCGTCGGCGATGAAGCGCTTGAGAACTCTGCTGATCACCTTTGCGAACGAGAAGAGATCTGCGTCCCGATCCTTCTGCAGTTGCTCAACAACATAGTGGATCGGTGCTCCATGTCGAAGCGCAAGCGAAATCATTCTCGTGTATCCCGCATAGTTTGGATTGTCAAAGACACGTACGACATCCTTGATCGTAACCTCATCGCCATTCTCACCAAACACTAGGTCATAGATGCTGTTCTTTGTCTTTCTGGAACGCTTGCGAATATATCCGCTAGAATACTTGGATGGAATTTCAACAAACTCCGCTAGCCCTCCTAGGACCTCATATGGCATGCCGTTCATCAAACCGACAAGGATCGTCCACTTCTCGCCCTTGATTGTGGCATGGTGAATCTCACACTCAAGCTCATCGGGACGCTTTGGTGCGCTGTGTGACATGAAAGTGATCTTTTCGCGTGAACCGTCATCCTGCTCCGGAGCCTTTTCCTCGGTGCTGATCAGAACACCTGAACGTGAGCCATCGCGGTAGACAGTGAAGCCCTTGCATCCTGCCTTCCATGCAGCGAGATAGACTTCATCGACAACTTCCTTGCTGACATCTGACGGAAGGTTACATGTCTTTGAGATCCCATGGCAGACCCACTTCTGTGCAGCAGCCTGGATATTCACAGACTGGACCCAGTCAATCTCAGGACTTGTCGCACCCCAGTAAGGACATGTCTCGTCAATCTCTGTCTTTCCAGTTGCTTCCATCCATGTCTTCACACCATGGTGGTAAACGGTAAACTCTTGCCAGCGATCGCCAAGATCGTCGATGAAATCGACCCGTGTATCAGCATCGTGCTCGACAATCTTCTTTCGCCGTGTGTAGCTTAGAAGATATGCCGGCTCAATACCAGACGTCGTTTGAGTCAGGCAGGAGACAGAACCAACGGGTGCTGTCGTTGTAAGGGCGATGTTCCTGCGCCCAAACTTAAGAGCCATCTCTCTGGTATCATCTGAAAGATGATCGTAGATTCTTTCAATGTGAGCGTTTCCTTCTTCAAGCGTCGGATCATAAACCGGGAACGCACCACGCTCAGATGCCAGCTGAATGGAAGAAGTGTATGCAGCAACAGCAAGCGTCTTGTAGATCTCATCAGTTACTTCAATGCTTGCATCAGTTCCGTATCTCACCCCTAGAGCTGCCAAGGCATCACCGAGTGCGGTCACACCCAAGCCTGTCCTTCGGCCTCCCAATGTGGCTGCCTTGACCTTCTTCCACAAATTGATCTCAATCTGCTTCACATCATGCGGCTCTGGGTCTGCCGAAATCTTTGCAATGATTCGCTCAACCGCTTCTGTCTCGAGGTCAATCAAGTCATCCATCAAGCGTTGCGCTGAGCCAACGACACGGCTGAATTCGTTATAGTCGAACCAAGCAGACTCGAGGAATGGGTTCCTCACAAAATTCATGAGGTTGACGACCATCAGCCTGCAACTGTCATATGGGCTTAGGGGAATCTCTGCGCATGGATTCGTAGAGACTGTTTCATACCCAACAGATGAGTAACAATCGGCAGGACCTGATTGAACCGTGTCCCAAAAGAGTGCGCCTGGCTCAGCACATTCCCATGCTGCATCGATGAAGCTCTCCCAGACTTCTCTAGCGCGGACAGTCTTTGTGACAACGGCATCATCAAGCGACGCATTGACAGGCCACCGAAGTGTGTATGCAGTATCATCGTCAACGGCAGTCATAAATTCATCATTGAAGCGAACTGAAATATTCGCTCCAGTAACACGCTTTCTATCACGCTTGATGTTGATGAAGGTCTCAACCTCCGGATGCCTGCAGTCAATCGTAAGCATTAGTGCGCCGCGGCGGCCACCCTGCGCAACCTCACGGCAAGAATTGGAGAACCTGTCCATAAAAACAGCGATGCCGTCAGTCGTTCGTGCTGCGTTTGCCGTCGGTTCACCCTTTGGCCTGATCCTGCTGACGTCGAACCCCACGCCTCCGCGGCGCTTCATAATCTGGACCTGTTCTTGATCTGCACGCAGAATTCCTGCATAGCTATCCTGAGGAGGTTCAATCACGAAGCAGTTAGACAAGCTTTGAACTTGCGTCTTGTTTCCAATCCCGCTAAGAGGTGAACCCTGAGGAACGATTGACCAATCCGCAAGAAGCTCGAAAATCTCTTCTTCGCACATTGCATTGTCATACTTCGACTCAATCCTTGCAAACTCTTTTGCGAGCCTACGGTGCATCTCAAGAGGAGTAAGTTCTAGAACCTTTCCAGTCCCGTCAGGAAGTGAATACTTTCCTGAAAAGACACTAGACGCTAGCTCATCTCCGTCAAAATATACCATGCTTGCATCAAACGACTCAGATACATCATAACTCATCAATTTTCCTCAGTATTTGAAAGTTTCTTTGTGACTTCGCGCCACTTCTTGCGCAGTAGGTCCTTCTCTGCGCTGCTGTCCTGTTGCACTGCTTCGTTAAGAGACAGTTCCGATTCATCCAACAAAGTAATTCGTGACTGTGCAGTGTTAATGTTCATTGGAAACAAGATTCCATCACGGCCTGCGCGGTTCTTCGCAATGTAGAGCCTGCCATAACCCGTAGACTTCTCCATTGCTTTTCGGCTCAATGACACAACAACGTCTGCGACCATTGCCTTTCCGTATGCCTCCGACATGTTTTCGAGGCCGACGATATCGCTATTTGCAGAATCCCTGTTTGCCTGGCTGGCAGTCCAGATAGGGACGTTCAGTTCCATTGCTAGGTTTCTAAGCTCCTCGTAAACAAGCTTAAGCTCATGACGTAGGGAATCGTATGACTTCGTTGACTTCATGATGTCTGCGTAATCGATCACGATCAGGCTTGGCTTGAAGCCCTTCAATGAAAGCTTCTCAATATGATTTCTGATTGTGATCACGCTGGCTGAGCCGGTAGGATACTCCTTGATGATCAGCCTACCCAGCTCTTCGTCTTTGTAGAAATCAAGAATTCGTTGCTTTGATTCAATCAGATCGTTGACATCAATGCCTGTAAGGTTTGCATCATATCGTCGTCCGACAGCCGTTTCAGTCAACTCGAATGTGTAGTGAAGAACATTCTTGCCACTCTTAAGAGCATTAGCTCCCATCGCAACTAGATAATGAGACTTTCCTACGCCGGTGTTTGCAGTGACGACGCCAATCTCTCCTCGGCCTAGGCCGCCGTCAAGGATGTCTGGAGCATCGAGCTTCTGCAGACCTGTAGGGCACGGAATACGATGCATCTTCACGAATCGTGCCTCGATGTCTTCAAAGAAATCATGCCCGATTGAGTGAGGCATGCCGACAGCAACTGCATCTTTCATAAGCTGAATGACACTGTCAAACCGATCAGTTTGAATAAGCTCAACGGCTTTGTGAAGCGCATCCTTGAATGCCTGACGTTTGCAGAAATCAAGGGTCTTGTCCTTCACATAGCCAATATCACCCGGGTGGGGATTTGACTTAAGCCTGTGAAGAAACTCAACAATTTGATCCCTGAGAATCACATCGTTTCCTTCACTCAGGTCTTCCTTGATGATCGTGATCAAGAGCTGAAGTGTTGGAAAAGCCTTGTATTGATTGTAGTACTTGAAGTATAGACGAGTCAAGTAATTCAGGTAATTGAGGTCAAAAAACTCTGGAAGCATAACCTCGTACATCTGTGCTGCCCACTCTTTATCCATGAGTAGACCCTGAAAGATCTTTTCCTGGAATGGCTTACCGTAGTGGGAGAAGCACGAGTTGTGCCCCTGGAGTTCAATTCGTTCTGCTTGCATTTACCTACCGTCTGTTCAAGATGTTCATGGACAAGAATAACCTAGCCGGGTCGTAGTTTACTAGACCAAACTTTTTTAGACAGCTCAGGAATGCGATCTTATTGTAATTCTTTTCATAGATCTCTAAGCTTCCTTCAATTTTCTGTATCTGATCGCCAGCAAGGTTTGAAACGTCAAGGCACATGAGTCTGAAGTTGCGCCTGATGAGATCTTTGTTTTCAAGAATGTTTTCATAAATGCGCGCCTTTGACGTTGCCGCTTTCGACTGGCATTCTCTAAATAAGTCATCGAGAGAAACATTCTCAACTGACCGCAAAATCTCAATTCTATTTGAGAGACTCTTTAGCCCGACACCCTTCACACCGTCGATGCTATCCGATGAATCTCCAACGCAGGCTCTCACTGTAGGCATATTCGACGGTAGAGCATGCATCTTTTCAAGAACGTCAGATTTTTCGATAATCTTCTTTTGACCCGGAGACCAGACCCTAACTCGATCATCGATTAGCTGATAAAAGTCTCGATCAGACGAGATGATCATGACTTGCGAATCTTTGAATTTGTACCTTGCAAGATACCCAATCACGTCATCGGCTTCACAGTCCTTGACGTAGTGTTGCCTGACTGGAAGCTGCCTCAGGCACTTTGTCAAAAAAGCAACCTGAGATAGTCTGTTTTGGTCAGAGTCGGGTATCTCATCGTCATAGTAACGATTCATCTTCTGTGGCTTCTTTCCCTTCTTGTAGCCAGGAAAGATTGCCCTGCGTCGAAGGCTCCCGCCACCTTCCCATACAACATGTATTTCGGATGGGGAAAACTGTTCCGATAATTTCGCAAGCATCCCAAGAAATCCCGCAACGCCTCCTGCGGGATCTCCATTCTGCGTCATCGTCGGATTCGCACAGTAGTACCTGAAGAAGCTGTTGAGGCCATCAACGAGCAAAATCATGAATCACTCCGGAGAAATGAACTCGTCCTCAAGCTCCATTGAGATTGCTCTGACTTCTTCATACGACTCAGTATCAACGTCAACATCAGCTCGACGAACGAATGCATTCTCGATCAGTGCATCAATATATTCCTTGTACTCAGGATTATCAATGATCTCTCCGAAATCTGCCTTGTAGAACTTCTTGCTAATGATTGTCTCGCCTGTCTCGATATCCTTCACTGTGAAATTCTTCCAAGCGCTTGTCCCGCTGATATCAATCTCCTTGCCGTCCTTGATGACAGGATCAAAGCGCCGAAGCTCGTCAAATAGCTCTTCGTGCTCAAAGATTCCCTTGCCAAAGTGAATCTGGAACTTGACTGTCCTGAAGGGCGGGGCGACCTTATTCTTGATTGTCTTTGCTGAGACGTTGATACCAATGACTTCCTTGTCTTTGTTCTCGATTGGCCGACCAGCACCGAGCTTGATTCGGACTGAGGAATGGAACGGAATTGCTTTCATGTTAGCCCTCTACTTTCATAGAGGCATGGACTATATCTTCAAGGATCTTTTTGTGCGGCTTGCTCTTAAGCTCGGATGTCCAGTATCTCAACACTTGATAACCGGACGCTTTGATAGACTTATCTCTTTGCGCATCTCGCTCCCAAATTTCAGACGCTAGCATCTTTTTTGGCCCGATCACATCGTCGGGCTTATACCTGTCTGGATTCGCATGCCAGTAGTCACCATCGATTTCAACAATCAGATTGTGCTCAGGCAGAAAAAAGTCGCAGTAGAAACGTGAGATCGAGAATTGCTGTTGGAAGTCTATTCCAAGCTCTTTCAAGGTGTTTGCAAATTCGATTTCGCCTCTTGTGTTTCGCGATGAACTCGGGAGCACGTTTTTAGACTTCCACGCCGCCAGCTTCTCGTTTGCTATCTCGGTGCCGAACTGGATTTCCCACCTTTCGTAGTTAGAGAGTTTCATCCAGTCACTTGGCGGGTGCCCCGAAAAGCTTTCCGGTCTTTCTTTGGCAATTTTCTTCATTCGATCAGACTGTTCTGCCCTATACGCTTCGGTCTGAGTTGCCTCCCGAGCGCGTTGAGCTCTCTTGTTCCTGATCGAAGGTGTGCTAAAAACTTTCTCTGTCATCCTTCGCAAGTTGGCACGATTTTCATCCGACTCTCTCCACGCTGCAAAGCGATCGAAGTTCCCCATAGGGGAATCCGGATACGCTTCTTTGTATTGAGTAGTCGTCATGCCGTGCCTTTTCAAGTGCGAGTTCGTGATCGCTTTAAAGCGCTTTTTGCAAACTTCACATCTGTATCCTTGTTCCGCGCTCATGGTGATTTCCTCTTCTGTGTTTCTAAGTATGTGAAACGGGATGGCTTCACCATACTTTAGAAGAATACTTTCACTAGTCTCTGAACCTTCAACCAGTCACCTGGTCGCTTGGCTGCGAATTACCCAATCCTGAATCTTTTTGAACATTCACGCTCACAATTACTTGTCACGTTGTAGTGCTTCAGGCTCTAAGGGCGTCCTCGCAGTTCACGGAATGAATTTGCAGTTTAGACCCGTGCGCGGGAGGCAAGCATTTCACCACCCGGGGTTGTGTTGTGATTGACGTGACCGTTAGCAATATATGCATTACCATCCGGAACACTTACATCAACAACGTTCATCCTTCCATCTATTCTAGAAGCTTTCGGATTGTCCTTCAGCTTAACCCACTCTCCATTCTCTAGAGTCCTGTGAACAGATGTGCCTTGTAGATCTCCAAGAATGTATGACGTCTCTACAGCTTGTTTTACCACAAAGTTGGTCATAGGCTTAAATCCATCTGGTCCCTCTATCATAGTTCCAACGTCCGTGAGGTCATACTCACAAGGCGTTTCAAAATCATCGATTCCCAGAATCTTAGCATATTCTGAAAACGTCAGTTCCCTTTCTATCATTGCCATGTTAGTCTCCTTTTTTGGCGTTATATTCACGGAATCTCTCCGCGAAAAGTGAATTTTCATCGTAACGAATCTTAATCCTAGTTGTTTCAGGATTTACACATGTTGGGTCACCATACATGACACCGATCTTCGTTCGGATCTGGTTGAGGCAGACAAACAGAACCTTCTGGTTCGCGATGATTCCGTTGATCTTTCTCATGCCCTTTGAGATTGCGCGAGCCTGAAGACCGATACTGTCCTTGTCATAATCCCCAACAAGCTCTGCCTTTGGAGAAGATGCTGCGACAGAGTCCCAGATGATCGTGATCGGAACATCCTTCTGCATTGCACGAGCCTTCATGATTGTTGCCTCAGCAATACTCAAGACTTCTTCTGTGCAGTGCGTATCGACATACACAAAGCGCTTCTTGATGTCAACGCCGAGGAGAGAGAGGTTCTCCACAGATGTTGCATTCTCAGTGTCGATATAGACAACGATTCCACCCATCTTTTGCGTGCTCACAGCAAGCTGGATGGCGATGTGTGACTTACCAATTGACGGTGGACCAAAGATCTCGACGATTCGGCCTTCAGGAAGCCCACCGTCAATCCTGTTTCCAATGATTGTATCAAGCTGCCTCGACCCAGTGCTAATCCAGCGATTCACATGCGTCGGAGAATCATCATAAGCGAGGTTATAAGCAACCTTTGTTCCACACTCTTTGTTGAGCTGCGAAATAAGGTCTGAGGTAAAATCGTCTTCTTGCTGCTTCTTCTTTGCCATTTCAAACTCCACGCAAAAAAATAACAGCGCCCGAAGGCGCTGTTCAACGATCATCTCAAAATGATTTTGCTAGAAGTTAGCTAGATCATTGAATGCATCGTCGAGGTCCTTGTACTTCGTGCTTGAAGTGCCTTCGGACTGGTCAGCAGAAAAGGGGTTGTCGTTGCTTTCCTGGCGTTGCTCCTGCTGCTGTTGCTGCATTGCACGTGCAGTGTCCTCATCAGGAGCTCCTGCATCAAGCCACTCGTTGATGATCTTCTCAAGCTCCTCATATGACTTGCAGGTGTACAGCTCGTCAAGGCTTGGGAGATTATCCATCCACTCCTTGATCTGCTTCTTGTCGTCAGAGAGAGCGCTAGACCGGGGGCGTGCACGAACACTAGTGTTTGCCCACTTGCGACCCGGCTGCTTGACACACTCGACCTTGACATCAAATCCCTCAAGCGGGTCGGTGATGTCGCCAAAGTCTTCATCAAGCATGATGTTCAGAAGTTCCTGATATACGGTCTTTCCGAAAGACCAGATGCGAACGCCCTTGTCTTCCTCTCCACGGACGACGACCAATGCGTAGCTTCGCATCTTTGGATAGAGCTTCTTTGCAAGCTCGTAAGACTCCTTCGAACCGTCATCACGAAGCTTGTTGATGAGTTCCTGGAAGGGATCAGGCTTTCCAAACTGATGAGGAGTGAGAAGGCCACGATTTGCACCAATCCCATAATAGAACCAGCGCTCGGCAAACGGCTGACCATCGTTATCAGGAAATGCAATAAGACGAACGGTTGAGGTCTCACCTTCCTGAGGACGCCACATCACGTTGCGACGAGAATTATTTCCACTCAGCTGGCCGAGCTTGCGGCGCAGCGCTTCAAAATCAATAGCCATTTCAACCTCCAAATTGGTAACTTTGCTATCGCTGTTTTCAAAAGGTGTTTCCACCCTTCAAACTGTATTTCAAACGTAGTAAATTTTCAAATGTTTATTTGTGTTATCGAAACAAGGGTCTCAAAAAGAATCTTCACCGAGATCGGCGCGGCTCTCGATATATCCTTCGACTTCCTCCCTCAAAGAATCCAATGCATCGTTTGGATAATCGGCTGCGGAAGGGGTTCTGCTCAAATACGAGGAGACGTAATCATCCATCGCATCGTTGAGACGATCAATCGAAGTAGTGCTAGCACCTTCATCTAGGCGCGCCTTCTCTTCCTTGATAATCTTCTTAAGCTGTCGCATCGTGATTTTCATTTCTTCCCTCTTTTCTTTTTTGCTAGCTTTGCGTTACCGAAAGCTTTTCCGGCTGCAACGTAGGGTGGAACACGCCTTCCAGGTTCCCTATTGGGATAATGAGGGCCCGTTCCAAGGGGTGTTGTGACGCCGCCAACTGCGCTGGAGACGCTCACCTCGTCTTGCTCTTCACCTTCTTGCTCATCATCCTCATCAATCAACGAAGACTCTAGTATGCGCCTGACAAGCAGCCTGATTGTTTCATGCTGCCCGGGCATTCCTCAGTAATCCTCACCTTGAGCGACATCACCAAGCATGCGGTGAAGCGCAGTGCCTGGCTTTGCCTGATCCGCAAGCCTCACAAGCACCTCTTCAATCTCGAAAGGATCCATCTCATCAAGCAGATCCGTGTGAAGATCATTTGCAGCCATTGACATGGCATCTAGGAACATCTTCTCCATGCCAACGCCCATATCTGACTCTTTGAGCTTTGCAGCCTCTTCCTTGATTATTCTTTTAAGTTGCCTAGGTGTAATCTTCATGTGATCCTCTTTGTTCTCCATGCGCATGCGCTTGTATAACTATTCCCTTCGTTTCGAAAAGATGTGCTTTGCGTGCTGAATCACTGTTGCAAGATCGGGTTCACCGTGAACGTACCAGCGATTCTCCTCGAAGTGAAACCCTCCCGCAAGCTGGATCGCAAGCCACTCATCCATCGTGAGCTTCACACCGAAGTGTTGAAGGAGATAGAGCGTGCGGTGTGAAACAGACATCTTCTGCACGCCGCTATCATCGTTGAACTTATAATGAGCACCAAGTTTCTCTCGGTACCAACCGCTATCCTGTGGCACAAGCCAGTCGTGTTGCAGGTCACCAAGCTTGCCAAGATCATGCAGAAGCGCAACCTTCACGATAGACCGCTTCAGGTCCGGATTGAGATCATACGCCTCAATGAGCCTTGTTGCAATCTTTGCGACCTGAAGTGATGCGTAAATCATTCCACCCGGCTCGCAACCAGGCTCATGAACAAACCTCGTGTTCGGTGTCATGATGATTCGCTCACCGAGCTCTTCAAACAACGCTTCCAGCGCGGCGGGGTCTTCAAACGTCGACTTTGCCAGCGAGCTGTACTGTGCCCAAATACTTTCAATATCCATCTAGCCCTCCGGCTAAATGTTATCCACCCTCTTGCGATTGTTCAGGTTTCTTTTCCGCAGAGGTTTCATCCCATGTTGCTCGTCCTCGACGTGACTTGTAAATAACTGCGCCGCGGCCCCTAGAATCATGTTGAACGCGAATGTCTTCTCGACTGTTGATATACTTTCCGTTGAATGCTGCGATGATCCAGAGCGCGAGATATTGAGTCATGGATTTGATGTCGATATTCCCGATGGGAACAAATATCCCGTTTTTGCCTCGCTTATCAGTTATCACAAACGGCTTTCCGAAGGCATTTGCAAAATCCTTTTGCTTCCTCGATCGAACGAGAAGATCGCCGATCGCTTCCAGAGCGTCTCGTTTGCTAGAAGCGCTTTTGACACCAAGAGTGCTAAAAATCTCTTCTGGTTCCTTCAAGCGCAAATCATCTCGTGGCCGGCCCCTATAAGATGACACGACATCATTTCCATCTGTCGTCTTCGCCTCGATAAGCAACTCAATCGCGTTCACTGAATTTCTCCACCTTGACTTCGAGATTCACCGGCTTACCGAGCAGATCAATCTCGATTCCATCTTTAAGTATTTCGCTCATCTTTGACATTGTTCCAGGAGGAACATCACACACAAGCTCATCGTGAATAAGAAAGAGTGGGATTGCTTCTGGAAACAAACTACAAATCTTAGAGAATCCCGAAACAGCAGCGTCAACAGCAGTGCTCTGAATGTACGCATTGAACCTTTTCCTATCGCTATCCGGATAAATTGGACGTCCATAAGCATTGTTTTCTAGGTCTTGATCTTCAATCTCATCAATACCGAAAATTTCCCTCAGCTGCTTCTTCTGCTTTGGTGTGATCTTACCGTACCTTCTGCCGGCATTGTGAATAGACATTCCGTAAATGATTGACAGAGTCAAGATCTTTGCCGTCGACCTTCCAAGACTTCCCTTGAAAACGTAATCATCGACCCAGGCATAAATGTCACCTCGAGGACTGTGCCCCTGAAGAGCGAGTGCAATTCTGGGTTCAAGGCTTGAGTAGTCAATCGAAACAATCTCGCCACCAGCAAACCTAGACTCTACAATTGACCGATGCTCACGTTTCAATGTAAGAATCTTCGGGCCGCTTGAGACAGTCATTCTGCCCGTTGACGTTCCGCACGTGTCATAAATGACACACTTTGCGACACCGCCTTCGCCTTTGAAGCTGTTGAGATTCGTGATTTGTCCTGGATCAGTCTCTGCACGCAGCGCAGCCGCAAGAGCGAGACCGTTGATATGGGCCTCGCCAAGCCCCCTCAAGAACCTCTGATTATTCAGGTATGTGTTTTCATAACCTGATTCCTCAAATGCATCCACAACGTCGCCACAGCCATCTATTAGACCCTTGATCGTCTCTTTATATGTCTGTGCATTTAGCGCCTTTTGCCAACTCACATTGTGCGGTTTGATGCCGAGTGAAAGAAAGAACTTTGCTTGTGGAAGTGAGACGAACGCAGGAATCTCCATCCTGAATAGTTCTGCAATCTTGTCCAGTGACATGATGCCTGACTTATCACCAAGCGTCCAGCATTCTTCAGGGGCCTTCGAGACCCACGTATAGCCATCATC